TAGTAGCAAAGAAGATGGTTTTAGCGAAAAATGGATGGTTTTAGCATACATACAAGAAAACAAAGAAATACTAACAACTACAGAACCCGAATTATTCTTATTCTTTAGCAGCATAGAAAAAGAACAAATGAGCGTATTTAATGAAGAGTTTTAATAACTTTGAAGTGGGCTACACGCCCACTAACCTACGCCTAGCCATTGAAAAACTAGGCGTTACTCAGGTCGCATTAGCGCGGCTTTTAGGCGTTACACCACAAGCAGTAAGGGGGTGGCTAATGCCTGTTGGCACAAAGTCACGGCGCGATATGTCGCACGAAAAATGGCTTGAGGTAATGGCTCTGCTTGCCACGGCCAATGTCGTCTAACTCGTATTAGGCATCAAAATGACGTATAAATACGCATCTTAAAGAATGTTATACGTCAAAAATAAAAAGGTGAGAATATGAATAAAATCTTGCAAGATTACGCAATTTGGCAAGCAATCACAGAACTAGAGCGATTGTGTAGGCATCGTACAGCAACACAAAATGAAGATTGGTTGCAAATTGAAAGTGAAGACAGACAGACAAAGCCGTTAATTGGTTATGCGCTTAAAGTGCTAGAAGCTGCTAATATTGAGATAAAAAGACGGGATAAATTCCCGAACATTTTGATTGTATATGACCGCAGTAAAAACGAGTTTTTTGGCAGAAATTAACATACAAACAATCAGCGAGCCTAATGATACTAATTTTGTTGTGGGTTTGGCAGGTGGGCATGAAGTTTTTGGCAAGCCTGAACAATACGATGCGTTTATTGATAAGTATTTGGCATGGCTGGAGTCACGATAATGGCTAAGTACAACAACAAAAAAACGCTAGTCGATGGGATTTGGTTTGATTCAAAAAAAGAGGCGGCGCGTTATCAAGAGTTAAAGCTATTACAAGCCGCTAAAGTCATTAGTGATTTAAAGGCGCAACAAGTGTTTGAGTTAGCACCAAGCATCATCATACAGGGGCGTAAAAGGCCACCTTTGCGCTACAAAGCTGATTTTACTTACTTTGATGACAGACAAGGCGGGGAGTTTGTTGTCGAAGACGTAAAGGGCTTTAGGACTGAGGGCTACAAGATTAAACGGCACTTGATGAAATCGGTACATGGCATTGAGGTACTAGAAACATGAATAAATTGGCGTTGGTTGTTTTGGTTTTGCTCATGGTTTTGGCTGTAACTGGCTGCGCGAATCAACCCGCGTTTTGTCCAGAGGTTAGAGTTAATTTTTGTCCTAGTCGTTGATAAAAACTAAAAGGGGTTTGCGATGTCTCAATTATCGTTTTTGCAAGAACAAAATAAAGATGAAAAAGATGTTGAAAATGTTGCTGATAATGAGTGCTTAAAGCCAATTAAAAAAGAGCCTACTTATACCCAGTTAATGATTGCCAAGCGGTTTAGGCTTGCGCGTGACTTATCGGGCTACAAAACAGAAGCTCAAGCGATTGAAAGAATGGGGTTTAGCAATCCAAAAGTAATATCTCAAATTGAGAATTGTCACAGACTGCCAACCTTGCATTTTGTGATTCGCGCATCAAATGCCTACGGGGTTAGTACGGATTATTTGCTTGGATTGTCAGAAGACGATGACCCCAGCAGTTCAATACCTGCAACGTCAGCCATTTTTAGGCAAAATCAAAAAGTATTAAGCATGATAGGTAATGTGCTTGCTAAAACATCTTACAGTTATGCAAAAACGTGCGGCGAACAAACAACAAAAGCGTTAATTGATAAAATAGATTTATTGTATTCGCGTTTTAATCGTTTTAAAGAGCTTAACCCTGAGTTTTTAGATATGCGAGGCGGTGCGCCAATTCAAGATTCAATTTTAGGGGTTTTGCCCTTAGCGCGTACTGTTAAAAAACGCATAGAAGAAAAAGAAAAGTTGATTGAATTACATAACGAACAATTAGAGCATATATTGCAGCGTAAATTAGCGTTGGAGGGAGTGTGATATGGCATACCCACAAACGCTATGGGACGCAATACGGGCGTATTGGGAAAATACTAACGCAGGATATGAAGCGGCAGCAAAAGCGGTGAGCAAAGGGGAGGATATACCAGCTAAACAGGTTATTCAAAAGAGAGCAGTGAAAGAAGGCTGGCAAAAAAAATATGACGGGGTGACGGTAGAGGGTGACGGATGTGACGTTTCGTCACCTAGCAGTCAAAGCCTTGCAAACATTAACAATAGCGCAAGAAAAAAGGCGGATTTTAAGCAGGCAAAAGGTGACGCTAGTGATGACGGCTTGGTAGGTGTCATCACTAAAAACATACATTTAAGCCGTGAAGAAATTGATGAGTTGTGTGTGGATTTTAGGGCAGGGGTATTACGAAAACATCGTGGCGACTTTAACGAAGCTAATAGCGTTGTTGATTTGTGTATTCAATTATTTAAAAAAGCAATGGATATTATTTTAGAGGGGGGATATGTGTCAGATGGTGATATTGTCGAAAAAAACGGATACGTTCACCAAAATCTAAAACAAAATTTAGTGTTAGCTGAGTTTACAATCAAAGCTATGTTAAATGCCGCAGGTGTAAAAAACATTGCACAAACGAACGAGCGCAAGTCATACGGACTAGAAACTTTTGAGGAGTCAACAAATAGTAGCGAGCTATCTAAAAAAGCCTTGAGTCAAACAGCCATGGCTAATCACTACGAGCGTATCAGGTTAAGCAAGCCAAACGAAAAGCAAAAAATGAAAGACAGACTAAAAGGCTTGGTAGAGTCGTAACCCTAGCCAATACTGCTAAAAATATCACTCAAAATAAGACAATGATTTTTGAGTGATAACTATGTTTGCCGTTAATCAATTTACAACCCAATCAACTGCAATCAATGCCCAAGATATTCAAGGCATGATTACGCACTGGCTTAATACGCCTGTGAACGGCTATTTAGGGAGCGATTATGGCAGTGATGCAAAGTCGTTATTACAAAAAGCCTTACATTCGGGCGTAGCAGACGCTTTTATTGCCAAAATGAAGCAAGACATACCTATTTTAAGTGTGATTCCGCAAGAAAATATCGCGCTTTATTCTGTGCCTGAAATGCCTGATAAATTGCGTTTATTTATTGCTATTGCAGGGATTACCACTGTAGAGATTACCCCATGACCACAAAAGCCGAGTTTTTAGCACAAGCCGAGATTGAGTTAGGCAACGCCCAATATGCCAAAATATCAGCATTAAACATGGCAAAAGACCCTAGAATTTTGGCTAGTATTGGCGCAATGGCACAAATGCTAGAGTTATACAGTGTGCAACAAGACCTAGCCGAAACAGAGGTATTTGTAAAAGCGCGTGATGCGACAATTTTGGCAGACGCTACGCTTAAAGGCATTTTACCCTTGGCCAAGGCAGCTCAAGTGCAAGTATTAGTCACAAACCCTAGCGCAAACAACGTTACACTAGCGTATGGCAGACGTTTACTTGATGATAAGGGGCGAGTATGGCGCGTAGCTAGTACGCTTGTTGTGGCTGCAAATAGCACGGGTACAGTTGACCTTAATCAAAACGAGCTACGCACCATTAACCACACCATTGCTAACAGTGACCCATTTTATACGATTACATTACCCCAAAATGACGAAGGGCTTTATTTAGAAAACATTCGTATTAAAGACACCATAGGCAGTACGGATAACTTATACCGTTATGCGCCTGAGTTTATGAATGTATTAGATGGCGAGCGTGTTTATCATTTGGAAACAGACGAAGCGCGGCAAATTACAATTAGGCTAGGCGCACAAAATAACAGCGAACTGGTTTATGGTTTTCAAACACCAATCAATACCGCTTTAACGATAGAGCTAACCGAAACATCGGGCAAGCTAGATATTAGTATAGGGGCGAGTTTTAGCCTTGAGTACAGTAATAACGCCAATGAAGACGCATTAAAGATTGTTACCATGGGAATTAACGCATTGGGTAGCAATCCATTGTCTTTGTCAGTGCTTGCTCAATTATCAAAATACAATGCACTATACGACCATGGCGCGGTGTATTTGTCCGATTTTGATTTTTTAATCAGGCGTTACCATGGCGATAGTGTTAATTTTTTGGCGGTATGGAATGAGCAACTGCAAGAGCGGGTACGCGGTTACGATGTGACCAACATTAATAAGCTGTTTATTGCAGTTCAAGCCAAAAGCTCGCTTGAGCAAGCTAATTTGGAGGAAAGTATTCACACCTTAGTCCAGAGAGCCGATAGCAGCTATAAACGCGATATTGTTGCAGCTATCCCTCAAGCATACCCACTGACTGTTTCAGCCAGTGTTGCCGCCATTCACGATAGCGCACAGGTCACTCAACAAATAAAAGATACCTTGTTGGCTATTTACGGCATAGGTCAAATCAAAGTCTCACAAGGACTTAAAAATAACTTTAATCGCCAAGAGATTTATCAAACATTAAAACAGGCTATTCCTGCTTTTCAGGACTCAATCAGTGATTTTAGTGTCATGGTCGATACTGATTTATTACCTGACCCTATATTGCCAGAGCATTACTTTTACTTGCACCCAACAACGAACTTTATCGTGGCCGTCACTCAATTAAGTGATGCAGGGGGTGGATTGTGGAATTAACACCCTTAGCACCGTTACAAGCCAGTACCGACTATTGGGATGAAATAGACGAAAGCAGTATTGAAAATGAATTAAAGCAGTTATTCATTGCCTTATTTCAACAATCACTACGCACCACATTTAGACGGATTGACCATTACGGTTATCCGCATTTACTTGATGGGCCTGATTTTGAAACAGTACAACGGTTTATCAAGTTAGACGGCCTAAGCCTGTTAAACCGCGAAACAAACAACCAGATATATATGCTAGAAGTCTTTAGGGCATGGCGTGGCCAACATCAACGGCGCGGTTTAGGTTTTTTAGAATTTTATTTGCAAATGCTTTGGCCTAATGCGTGGCAGGTTAAACAATACTGGCACGGCGTTGTCACGGCAAATAATTATCCTGCTAACATTACAGATGATGAAACAAGCAATAGTTTTTTAACGAGTCGTGTTGCAATTCTGCTTGACCCCGATAAAATCACAAACCCAAGCGAAGTGACAAAGATGTTGCCATCGCTAAAGCGTGTTGTACCTGCCCGTATTGTTTTAAATGTGGCTATTGGTCTTGGCGTAGAGACTGCTGGAATAAAAATTGGCACAGCCTTTACACCAATGGCGTGTATGACTTTTGAAGATGTGGCAATGGTGTAACCCTGCTAAAAACTGCTTAAAACAGCCTACATAATAGGCTCAATGTAACCCTAAATGAGATTTTATTATGTCTGTATCACCTGCTGATTTATTGGCCAAGAATTACAAAACAGCGCAAGCCTTGGGACAAAAAGAAGTCCAATGCGATGCGTATTTTGAAATTGAAGGCTTTGAAGAATTAAAGTTTTTGGCAAAAACATTCCCAAGACCCGTTTTAGCTAGTGCTGGTGTGATTGAATCCTATTTGCCTAATGGGATTAAAACGCAATCACCACAACAATTACAGGTTGCTCAAACACATGAAGTTAGTTTTTATGTGACCCGTGGCGGCCAAGTTGAAAAAGCACTTAATCAGCTAAACAATAGCGGTGGTATATTCCAAGCCACGGTACACCTTGGTCAAGTAGATAGCCCGTATGCAAGCTATCCTTTAACTAATTGCTTTTTAGCCGAAATTAGTCCACTAGACCAAGATGTTGAGGGTGTAAGCCAACACGTTATGATGAGTGGTACACTTTACTATCATTATTTTGGTGAGCGTAACGAGGCGTAAGTATGACGCTATTAGAGTTAATTACCGAGTTTATGGCCTCCCGATTAACGGGGGGCTTGGTTATTGATATGCCTGATGTAACCAAGGCTATGCTCAAGGCAGTGCGTTTTTATGCAGGTTATGCCGAGGTATCTTACTTTTTTGAGCAAGACCCGTCAGTGACCCCAGCATTAACTCAATTAACCGATGCGGTTACTTTAACGACTAGCGAGTGGGCAATCATACAACCGCTATTTAATGCCTATGCAGACCACGAAAACGCCTTACGTTTAGAAGCAAGCCGTGGTTTAGGTGTTGATGTGTATGGTAGGTCAAGCAGTGAGTTATCAGCCGAAATCAAACAGCTTGAGTTGGATTTACCACGAAAAGCGTTTTATCAGCCCTTTGTAGGTGTTGGTAATTTAGATATTTATGCAGACGATAGCTAATAATGCTAATCCAACTAAGTAATAACGCATTGATACCGACAAATTACATCTTGTCGGCTACGTTGCGTACTGACTTAGTGCCTATCCCTGTCTCATTAGAATTACAGGTGCGGCATGATGACGACTTAGAAAAAGAGCTTGTCGAAGAAAAAATACTGTATGTGACTGGTGAAGCAATCCCTTTACAAATTATCAAGTCTCAAGTCAAAAAAAGTGGCGTTATTGCTAACCGTGGCACAATAGAAGTAACCGCTATTTTTGCGCCTTGTGTGGCCATTGGTTACAGGCGGCAAAAAGCCGTTATCCTTAAAAGTAATTCTTTAGGCGCAATTTATAAGGCTTGTGGTGCAAAGGTCAGTATTAAAAATGATTTTACCGTGCCATTGTTTGTGTCGTTTTTGGGTCAGTTGCCGTCCGAGATGATTGCAAGAGTATTGCAAGAAGAAGCCGCGATTGTGCGAGTTAAGGGCAAGCAATTAGATTGTGTACGTTTGGCGGATTTAATGGTACAGCCGCCAAGGTTGACCGTGCCAAGTGGTGCAGCCGAACAAATTGCAAGCGGCTTTTTGGAACGCCATTTAGTCCCTAGTTTTTACTCTACTGATGATAGCCGCACAATCACGAAAGGCAATACAAGCAAAGTACGCACCATGCAGTACAGCCCACGGCATAGTGACCGTGCAATCAATAATATGACTAGCGCACTTATTACAAAAAACGAAATGAGTTTAGGCTACAACGACAAATTAAATGCTGGTGATGTGGTGACTATTGGCGATAAGCCTATGGTGATAATCACGGCGGCTCATGTGTTTGAAACAGAGGCCGACAACGAGGGCGGTAATCAATACACGCGACTATGGCTAGGGGAGCTTGAAAAGTGATGTTTAAATACCCAGCCGTTGTTGTTGGCTATGATGCTAATACACGCCTTGCTCAAGTCAAAATAGAGCCGCTAGCCAATGGTGCTGATACAGTGCTAGATGCAGAATTACTTTACCCCTTGGGTGATAAGTCTAATACCGCAATAGAGGTTTTAGCAGGTGATTTTGTTTGGGTAGAGTTTGAAGCAGGAGACCCGCGCTACCCGATTATTGTCGGTTATCGTAACAAGCGTACAGGCAATGATGATTCTACGCGCCGTTATCATCACCATGGCAGTTTTGAGATTTTGGCCGATAACATCATCAAAATTAAAGGCAATGTTAAAGTCATTGTTGAAAGCGAAACGGTAGAAGTTATTGCACCTACGGTTAAAGTAACTTCTACTACGGTAACAGTGGATGCGACAACAATCACGGTAAATGCAAGTAATACCAATATCACAAGCCTTGTGAATATCACAGGCAATACAAGCATTACAGGCAATTTAGCGGTGGCAGGGGCTATTAGCGGCACGGGAGGCAGTGGTGCAAGCATTGCAGGTAATGTGACTGTATCAAGCGGTAATGTGACTGTATCAAGCGGTGATGTGGTGGCAGACGGTAAGAGCCTTAAAACACATACGCACCCTTATACCGATGACGGCAGCCCTGCTACAACGGGTACGCCCAATTGATGTAACCCTAAACAATACAAGCGAATTAAAAAGCGACAATAAGCTAAGTTTAATTTTAAGCGATTTGTTGCTATGCCTGCTAATAACCAATATCCACCACAAGCCAAAATCCCTAAGCCTACTTGGAAAGAACGCGCCAAAAGTTTTCTTTTTGGCAAAGAAGATGTACAAGAGCAACAAGAGCAAGGCGCATTATCAAAAATTGACCTGATGGACGTTGAGCCAGTCTCTACAGCTATTTTGTTGGGTGGCAATGCCGAAGCAAGAAGCCGTCAACAGATTTATGCAAAATATCAGCAAATGCAGCAAAACTCGTTTGTTAATGCAGGATTGCGCCTACACGTTACAGCCGCGCTAGGAGGCCATGAAAGCAAGGGCGATGTGGTTTTTATTGAATGTACACCCGAAGCCGAAACAGACCCTAAAAAGAAAAAACTAATCGAAGAAATAAACCAAGACCTTAAAGAGTTATTAAACAAAAATATATACACCTTGGCTTTTAATGCGGTGTCATGGGGAGATAGTTATGCCCGTGTTTATAGCAGTGACAAAATGGGTGTTGTTGATTTAATTTGTGATGAAATTGTATTGCCGCCATTGGTGCAGCCGTTTGAACAGGGCAGCAAAACAATGGGTTATGTGGTGGGTACAGCAACTAATAGCGCAGGGATTAAACTATCCACTACGCAAATGGTACGGGTAAAAATGCCGAGAACCATTTACACCCCACAAGCACGGGTAATGCAAAAAGCCTTTAAAACGGCCATTTTAGAAGATGATATTGCCAATTTGCCTTATTTGCCGTCATTGGTGGGTGGTAGCTTTTTAGAAGGCATAGAAGAACCCTACGACCATTTAATTATGTCTATTGCTGGTATGGTTGGCCAACGGATTCAAGATGGCATTGATGAGGCATTGTTGACGGTTAATATGTCCGATATGACGATTAACCAACAAAAAGCGACCATGAAAAACTTAACAGCTATGTTTGATGCAACGGCAAAACAAACAGCCGAAGCAGTTAAAGAAGGTAGGTCATTATTGGGTAGATTGCGTCAGTTTATCCCCGTGTGGAGCGAAAAGCAGCTTGTGCAAGTGCAGGGTGGTACAGGCGCACAGCGTACAGGTGGTATAGCCATTGAAGATGTCATGTTTCATGCCAAGCAGCTATCGGGTGGGCTAGGTATTGACTTGGCCATGCTTGGCTTTTCTGATTTATTGTCGGGCGGCTTAGGCGAAGGCGGTTTTTTTAGAGTGTCTGCACAAGTAGCAGAACGCAGTCGCATGATTCGCAATGCTATCACTCATGCGATTAACGATATTATAGATATTCACTTGTACAAAAAAAGCAATTTGGCGTTTAGTGAGCATGACAGGCCGTGGGTAATTAACTTCTACTCAGGTATTAGCGCACAACAAAAAGAGGCTCAAGATACCAAGTTAGCAACCATGAATACAGGCGGCATACTCATACAAACATTGGCGCAATTAAAAGATTTAGGGTTATCCCCCGAAGTCGTTAAGCACTTGTTATCTACCCAAATGATGCTAGATGAAGACTCGGCTGATTTAGTAGCTAAGGGCTTATCACAAGCTAAAGCACCTGATGACGGTCAAGGATTACCTCAGAACGGAGGCGATAATGGGGATTTTTGATACTATCAAAGCTCAAGTATCAGGAGCGGATAAGCTAAACAAAACACTTGGCAATGCGGAGGGCGGAGCGTTAAGTGCGGCAAGTAGTGGCTTAAACAAGGTATTAAATAACGATTATGTGAGTACAGGACTAGGCGCGATTAACCAAGCAACAGGACTATATCAAAATGTTAAAGGTTTGATTGGGGCTGTTAAAAGTTTTTTGGCAGACCCTTATCAAGTTGTGCCTAACCCGTTATTAGGCGGTTATAGCCGTAAAGAAACGCAAAAACTGGCACAAATAGCATTTACTAAAGCCTACGCCAAAAACAATCTTTTTTTAGTGCGGTTTTACGATAAAAATTGGCCTAATCGCAGACCTAAAGGTAGCGCGTCTAATTTTGAAAACGGGCTAGAGCAAGGGATTGATACGTCTATTGATTTACTGGCCATGGGTGTTAGTTTTAACCCAATAGCGATAACAGGCGATGCAATTAAATTGGGTATGTTGCAGGGCGATAGTATTCAACAGTCGGAGCGTGTCGAAATTCGCATGACATTTTTTGACTATACAAACGGTACTATTAAGGGTTATTTGTCAGCTAAAAAAAATCAAATGATTAACAAAGACGGCACGGCAAACGCACCCGATAGCTACACGTTTGATGTATTGATTATCCACTTAAACCAAACAGTCGGCACAACAAAAGTTGGTAAAAAGTTAATTGGTGTATTTGATGAAGATACGCTAATCAACAAAAGTTATAGCAAATACAAATACAAAGTGCGTGTCTCTACGTTAGATATTGACCTAAACAAGCGCGAAGACAGTTTGCAAGAACTACAAGTCACATTAACCGAAGTTGACCCTTTTATGAGTGTTGGCGCACAAGATGGCAGTTAAAACAAAAGCGGTTGCGCTACTAGATGACCCTAGATGGTGGGATTTTATAGAGCGATACGCCTACGATATAGGCCGCTTTGCCGTTGAAGTGTGCGGAATGAATGATGTTAAAGAGGGCGGCAATCCAGCCCCGACTTGGCAGCAGTTTGATTTATTTGAATTGATACAAAATAATGGTTGTCGGGTGTCTGTATCGTCAGGCCATTCAACAGGCAAAACACGCAGCGCAGGTATCGTTGGTTTATGGCATTTATGTTGTTATGCCAATAGTATTATGATGTTTACTGCACCACAAATTACCCAATTACGCAATCAAGTTTGGAAAGAGATAACCATTTGCTATAACTTGATGATGCTAGGTGAGTTTGCATGGCTTGCCGAGCATATTGTGATTAAAGCCGAAAGTGTGTGCATTAAAGGCTATGAGAAAACGTGGCACATTATCGCTAAAACAGCACCCAAAGGCGCACCCGAAAACTTAGCAGGCTTGCACGGTGACTGGCTTTTTATTTGGGCAGACGAAGCGTCAGGTGTTCCCGATGCCAATTTTGGGGTGTTGGGTGGTGCATTATCCGACAGCCGCAATAGAATGGTTTTAACCAGTCAGCCTACGCGCAATAATGGCTTTTTTTACGACACACACCATAAACTAAGCAAGCACCAAGGCGGCGTATGGGATAGCTTGGTGTTTAACAGCGAAGAATCCCCGATTGCTAGTAAAGAGTTTTTGGCCGAAAAACTTATTCAATACGGTGGCCGTGATGACCCCGAATATCAGATTAAAGTTTTAGGCCGATTCCCCGATAGAACCGATATTTACTTAAACAGTGAATCACAGCTTGACCCTTGTTTTGAACGTAAAGTCATAGCAGATAATCAACAATACGGTTATTTAATTTGTGTTGACGTAGGCGCAGGTGAATATAGAGACTATTCTGCTATTTTAGTGCTTAAAGCGTGCGGCTATGGGGATTATGGGGACGATGCAAGGCGCGTAGAATTGGTGGATGTACCAATGTTTAGCAATAGCCGTGACTTGCAGTTTTTGGGCGGCAAAGTGCTAGATGTTTATACCCAATATGAAAACGCCACGGTATTGATAGATAGAGGCGGCATGGGTGTTGCTGTTTGCCAACAATTAGAAAATACAGGTGTACCCGTAACCCGTGTCAATTGGGGTGAGCCTTGCTTTAATAACGAGCTACGCAAGCGGTTTTTTAATCAAAGGGCGCAAGCCTTAGTCATGCTATCCCGTGCTATTAAAGAGGGGCGGATGGGTTTTTTAGATTGTCGCTACAAAACCCAATTACTACAGCAAGGCTCAAGGATTCCTTACACCTTTGACGAAAAAGCACGTTATAAAATTATGGATAAGCAAACAATGCTTAAAGACGGCATACGCTCACCCGATATGTGGGACGCATTAAGTTTTGCGTTTTTAGAAGGGGCTTACTACACCATATCCGAAGAAAGCCGCAATCCAACAAAAACGATTTTAGCGGCTGATAAAGCGAATATCCGCGCAAAACTAAGAGACGTTATAGACTTTGATTAGGTGTAACCCTAGCAAATAAAAGCGTGTAAAAGGGCAATAATGGCACATAGTCTTTTTATGGTGTGCCGTTATGTCCATTATTATATCGCCAATTATTACCAATGCAGGGCTAGGTGTTTTCACCCCCTCAGCAACAGGCATTGAATTTACGTTTACCCATGTTGCTGTTGGTACTGGCACAAGTACAGCCGCAGCCGCAGCCACAGCCCTTGAAAACGAAATAGCACGATTCCCGATTGCAGGCGGTGGCATTGTCACGGGTGGTCAAGCGGTATCAATTAACGCACTAATCACGAATCACGCCAACGCGAATCCTCAAGAATACGATATAACCGAATTTGGCTTTTATGGCTTAGATGGAGCAAGTAATACTGTTTTATTTGCTATTTATCGCACTAATACAACAATTATTAGAAAGTTTTCTAATGTTGATATATCTGTTCCGTTTATTTTGGGTCTATCAGCCTTACCAACAAATAATATGACGGTGCAAATTGATACAAACGCAAGCGCAATGTTGGCGTTATTAGGTCAGCATACGGCAGCTAATCATCCTCATACCCAATACAAACGCACTTTAGATAATACAGAACGGTTGAAAATTGCAACGGCAGTTGATGCAGACGAGGCGATTAGAAAAGATGAATTAGATGCGTTGCGATTACGGTTAATTGCCAATGGCATTGATGCGGATTTAGTCGTTACAAACAATGCCACAGGATTAGATTTTAATGATAATCAATTCAAAGTTGCTGGTGTATGGTACTTTGATTCTGCATTAAATACATCAACACTCAATACGGCAGGTATTATTACCGTAAAACAAGTAGGTAATAAAGCGTTTCAGCATGAGATTTTAGAAAATGGTCAGGCGGCTAATAGAGTTTTTACAGGCGTTCAATGGTTGCCGTGGGTATATCAAACAGGCGCGGTACAAGGTGTTGTTACGTTTATTCCTATTGATGATTACACTGACTTAAATAACTTTAATACCGAAGGTTATTTTACATTTAGCACCAGTGATAATGTCGGCCATGCGCCGCCGACATATGGCTTAGAATCGGATTACGAGCTTCAAGTGCTAGTGACACCAAACTCAGGCATTATTCAGATTGTTAAGAATATAACAACCAATGCGGGATTTGTTCGTATAAAAAAAAGTGGCAGTTGGCCTAGTACATGGACATTAACGCCGCCAATTCAGCACATTGTTACAAATGCTGATGTCAATAACATTCGCTCAGAAGGCGTGTATTTGTGTACAAACGATACAAACGATAATTTACCATATTATGGTATCAGTCCCTATGACGTTTTTATTTTACAGGTTAAAAACTCAGAAACATTATTAACCGTTGTACAAGTCGCTTTGAAGTTAAACAATACTACAGGTGGTGGCATAAACCGAACAAGCGAGCTATACGCAAGGTCAATCATTGATGACGGGTCTTCTTTTTTTAGTTTATGGTATCCATACGATTATGATAAACAGGTTTACGAACATTCTTTAAATTTAACCCATTATTTAAGGATAGGTAACTGGCTTGATGCTTTTTTTGGCACTACTATTTTTACTAATACAAGCAGCAATCCCAATACACACCTTGAAACTATTATGTCATTGTCGTCTTACGAAGATAATCTATTTTTGCGTAGTTACAATCTGAACAACGCATGGGCGGAAGGTGTTTATATTTTTACCCTTAATGACAACATTCAAAACATTCCGTCAGTATTTACTGACGAAAACCATTTTTTCATGTTGATTTCAATTGATACAAATGATTCTTATTCATCAGTTCCTCAACATAGAACGCAGATTATATTCCAAATGCACAACGCGGGTATTGTATCGGATATATATATCAGGACTCAGTTACTAACCGACTGGAAAAATCACGTTACACCCCCTGCTTGGGTAATTGTTCCTTAATAACGGATATAGGTTTTGATTATGCTAAGTGCTGCATTACTTCACACAAAACTACGCCAATTTGCCCAAAGCACCCCCACATGGGCAACCGCGATTCGTTATCACACCAAGCCCGATGAGCGTTTTGACTTAATGCTCGTTGCGAGGCGCGTGTATGGCTTGCCCGATGAATGGCCTGTCATTATGGCCGCAGCAGGACTACAAAGCGTAGATGAGCCGTTGAACGAACAGTTACTGGTATTACCTACATTAGAACAATTGCAACGGCTTAAACGCAATACAGGAGTGATTTAATGGCTCTTAAACCACTGACGCAAGCAGAACAAGATGCGATTCTCAAGGCTTTTGGCGGTGGCAAAGCAGGGTTTAAGCAAGGCGCAAACGACCGCAACAAAGCCGATGTAGAACGGCGCAACAATGCCGAGCCTGTTATTTTAAGTGTTGATGATGTAAAGGGCAAATACGATAGCTCACGCGCTTTAATGACAACCATAGGCGATGAACCTAGAGATATTACCGCCCAAGATTTAGAAGCCTTTAGAAAAAACATTGCCACGGTACGCAAGGCGTTTAAGCAGGGAATTACCGCAAACCAAGTGCTAGACCTCAGTCTAAAAAAGGATTTAGACCGCGCAAAAGAGCAAATTCACACGGCCATCCCTGTACGTTTTAAGGGTAATGTTTTGCATTTTGTCACTAACGCATGGATTGAATCGGATGTAAAACAACATTATGTCACTGTCAAGTTTTTAGACTTAGGTGCAATCGCTACAACCCCTATTCCGTTATTAACCGCCACAAAACAAGTCGCTAATGGCTATTTAGCCTTTGACTGTGATTGTGGCCGCCATACTTTTTGGTATCGGTATATTTCAACAATTGGGGGTTTTAATGCAGGACGGGCAGAGACAGGATTCCCCAAAATTAGAAACCCGCACTTGTCAGGCGTGGCGTGTAAGCACGTTTTACGGGTGATGTTTTCGCTTAATCAAGCACTGGCGATTAGCAAAATTAAAGAGATGACCAAGATTGCGCGTAACAGTTCTAAGCCCTTAGAAGATTTACCTGAAAATCAACTTTCAGCCAAAGAAGTCAAAGATGCCGCTAAACGTCAAGTAGAGAAAGCGCACCATGACCGCAATCAGGTTAGGCGCAGTGTGGATGATCCTGTTAAGCAACGCAAAGCCAAAAAAGAGGCCGAAAAGTTTGCTAAAGCATCGCAAACAGACGCACAAAAACAGCGTGCCGAACGTAAGCGCATTATTACAAATGGCTCGCCAATGGAGAAGTTAAACCTACGGCGTGACTTAGAAAATAGGGTGAAAAATTTACAGCGTGAATATGCTCAAACAAACAATGAAAACTTGCTCGATGCAATGGAAAACTTACAAAACGATATTAACAGGTTGATTTAATCATGTCAGACATTCGTATTGATGATGACGGTTTTTTAGTGGGTGATGGCGAACAACAGCGCACAGAAGCCGAAAACGTGCTTATGCAAGACATTAAAACAGACACTACGGCAATTGTTAATCTGTTAAAAGGCACGGTCAAACTACAACAGGACGCATTAAAAGCGGCTCAAAGTGCGGCTAGTCCTAAGCCTAAAGGCGGCAATAATAACGCAAACAGTGGCGCACCATCACGGGTCAATTTAGTACATCCCACCCGTGCCGCACCAACACCTACACCAAACAACGCACCAATACCGCCTACTGTCAGACCTAATCGACAAGGGGCAGGGGGCAATCCAACACCTACGCCTACCCCCAATAACGGCGCAAACGCAGGAAGCCCACCTGATACCGCAAGGCCAAACCGTCAACGAGGCGCAAATGGCCGTTTTACAAGCGAAGGCGCACCCTCCGACAGTAGCGGCGCACCTGCAAGCGGCAACCGTGACAGCAGAGGCCGATTTACGGGTGGCAATGGCGCACCCTCCGACAGTAGCGGCGCACCTGCAAGCGGCAACCGTGACAGCAGAGGCCGATTTACGGGTGGCAATGGCGCAAATGCCGCCGAACGCAGTGCGACTTCTCGCATTACGGACGGCTTAAAAGACCTAAACAATACACTGACAGTCAACGCAAACACCGACCGCATTGACCCGATGGTGGATGCCATTAAAGAGGCTGGCAGTGTTATTACCACGGGTATTGATGCAGGTAAGAAAGTATTAAGCGTCGGTAATACGCTAATTGCTAAACCTGCTATGGCGTTAGGCCGTGGCATTAAAGGCTTAATCAAACCTAAAACGGATACTATCAATTCGCCTGTAGCTTGGTATAAACGTATTTGGCGCACCTTAGAACGTGGCAACCGTCAAGACCAAACTCAACACGCACAAGAACAAAGACGGCTAGATGAGTTAATCAGAGGTCAAGGGCAAGGGGGAGGAAGTGGTAATAGCAGCTTGTTAATGATGCTTGGCTTAGGCTTGGCTGGACTATTGGCGGCTATCAAGAACATTAAAATCCCGTCATTAGAGGATATTAAAAACAAAATAAAAGAGCTAGGCACTAATAACGAGTCGCCAACGCCAATTATTCGCACGCCAAAAATACCAACACAACCCTCATTGCCGCCTACGCGCTTTCAATCGTGGATGACAAGACTAGGCGAATCCAAAGTAGGAAAGGCACTAGGCGCATTTGCTAAAAAAATCCCTTATATTTCCAGTGCATTAGAAGCAGGGGCAGGAGGCATAAATGCGGTCAATATCAATAACGACGAAAGTTTAACGGACGCACAAAAAGAACGCGCACAGTCAGCTAACGCAGGAGCAACAACGGGCGCAATTGGCGGAGGTTTAGGCGGTACAACGGCTGGTATGGCTTTAGGCGGAAAACTAGGGATGATGACAGGCAACCCCATTGTTGCGGCTGTCGGTGCGGTTGTCGGTAGTTTAGTTGGCTCATGGTTAGGCACAGAAGGCGGTCGAATTGTTGGTGGAGCGATTGGCGGATGGGTAGATGATTTAACCAATGCAGATATTGCAGGACGGATAAGCAATGCGTGGACAGCCTTTGTTACGCCATTAACGCCTATGTTTGCCGAGATTAAAAGCTGGACGGTTAGCACTTGGCAAAAAACACAAGATGCCGCTTTAGGGATGTGGGAATCTGTCACGCTTGACGCTAAAGCCACTTGGTCAAGCATAACGACTAGCTGGGACGGTTTGATAGCCAGTGTTTCGACTGGTTTTGAATCCATAGCCAACGCAGCAACGGCATTTAATACATGGTTCAAAGAAAAAACAGGCATTGATATTGGCGAAAATTTAACACGGTCAAAAGATGCTGTGATTGATGTGGCAAGCCATCATGTTGTTCAGCCAGTCGTTGAAACAGCAAAGGGAATGGGTGAGTCGTTAGCGATTAACGCAAAGGCGAATACTGAAAAACTCAAAGAAAAGGCAGATAGTTTTTATCAGGGGGTGAAAGACTCGTTTGTCGTTCAAGGCGTTAGCAAATTGATTGAAGGCGGAGCAGGTGCTTTGACTGCATTAACGACACCAACAGACAAGGAGAAAGCGACTAAAACAAAAGGATTCACCCCCGAAAAAGCAAAATCTATCAAGGCAATGTCAGAAAGATTAGGTGTTAATCCTAATGACATAGCAGCTATGATGTCATTTGAAACAGGCGGCACGTTTGACCCATCACAAAAAAACTTAGCAGGGGGGAAAGCAAGAGGGCTAATTCAATTTACCCCAGCAACAGCAAAAGATTTAGGGACAACAACCGAAGCATTAGAGACAATGACGTTTGATGAACAGATAGTTTATGTTGAAAAGTATCTTAAAAAACGCGGCATTGGCAAAAATGGAAAAACATCATTAGCCGATATATACGATTCTGTTTTAGGTTCGGGTTACAAAATCGGCTCAAAAGAATACGCAGCTAACCCTGTTGATACAAACGGAAACGGTATTATTGAAAAAGGGGAGGCGGTTAAAAACAAGAAGTTTGCGCCCCATATTAAGCCGTATTTTGCGACAGCTAATACGATTACCGCTAAAACACTTGCCACCCACACACCAAACACCCCCACAAATACCGTGCCAACACTCAAAACAGCACCCGTTACCGCATCCCCTGTGCCGAATGTGCAATCGGTTCAATCGGTACAAGCCAAAGAACAACCGACACGCCACAACACCACGCCAACACCGATAAAAGTGTCATTTGCCAAGCCCTTAGTCGGTCAAAACGTCAGCGACAGAGGCATAGCGCATATCTTGACGGGCGGCATAGGCGAAACGGTGTAACCCTGCTAAAAACACCCATTGGCAAGCCTTATAGTGAGTACATATTTTGTATTTTCTGTAAGGTCTTGCCATGAGATTAAATGACCCAAGTTTTCCGTTATCGTCAACAAACCCTGAATTAACGGATAAGGCGTTAGGTGTTGTTGGTGGCTTAGTCAAGTTAATGACGTTTCAACAGATTAAAGATGCCGTCGATAGTGTTGGAGTTGACACTTTTGTTACCGTTGAAGACGTGCTTACGTCAACCAATACCGCTAATGCGTTAAGTGCAGCACAGGGCAAAATTCTAAACGATGCCCTAGTCCTAAAAGCTCCTTTAGTCAGTCCCATTTTTACAGGTGCGCCTGCAACGCCAACAGCAGATACAGGTACAAGCACTACTCAGATTGCCAGTACCGCGTTTGTACAACAAGAGATTAGCCAAATAACATTTACCACTATTGGAGCGGAAGAAGCAGGTGCGGCAGCAACAGCTTTAACCGATGCAAACAATTACACAGACGGTTTACTGGTTGATTTTTGTCCTTTAGTTGATGGAAAAGTCCCCTCTGCCAATTTACCGACTTATGTGGATGATGCCTTAGAGTTTGCTAATTTGGCAGCTTTTCCTGTGACAGGTGAAAGCGGTATTATTTACATTGCAATAAACGACAACACAATCTATCGGTGGACGGGTTCTGCTTACGTTTTAATTGGTGATGGTACAAGTGTTGATGTAGCCACTGTCGGTTCTAGCCATTTCCCTCGTTATGACCAAGCACAAACCTTAACAGACCCTCAAAAAGCCCAAATACTCACTAACATTGGCGCGAAAAAGTCATACAACCTTATCAATAAGACGGCATCTTACACCTTAGCTTTAACAGACTTTCAAAACGATGTTGATTTGTACGACAAGGTGTATTTGCGGATGGCCGCAGGGTCTAACAACACGGTAACTCTCACCACTGCATTATCCACCTTGCCTAATTTGTCTGAAATTAGCATTAGAAATGTAGGTGCTGGATTCACAACATTGGTTGCCGATAGCACAACCTTAAACGGAATTTTAGTGTTTAGTGTGGTGAATGAGGTTAAGACGCTTATTAAAGTCGGGGCGAATGAGTGGGATGTGATAGGAGCATTGACATGATAGCAGGGGTTTTGTGTCAGAGAAAAAGCATTCCTTCTATCTACGCTTTAGATGCTAATTTTAATGTGTTTCCATTTGTAGACGATGCTGGTAATTTTACCATACAGAATGATAACTCAGTTACGTTCGATACAGACCATGCGATATTTAATAAAACATCAGGTCAAAAGCTGCATTTTATTGGCTCTGAAACATTCAATTTGCAAGAAAAATTAGAGATAGAATGTAGGGTTAGAAATGGAGCCATTGGTCAGGGAGAGCATACATTATTTGAGTTAGTGGGTAGTAGTAGTTTACTTAGATTAACTATGCAGAATAACACTGCCTATAGATTGGTATTAACAGGGGCTACAGGTGGTAATATTGACAATTATGACGTGCTTGGCGGAATTAATATAACTTATGAAAACTATGTTGACGTAAAAGTTATTTTTGATGCTATAGCAGGTACGTTAAAATCCTACGTTAATAACGTTTTAGACATCAATATATCGGGAATTACCCCTCGTCTTAATGAATCCCGTGTTATGAATTTAAGTGGATACACCACGTTGCCACTAAAAGCATGGGTTGATTATTTTAGAGTAAAAGTTGGGTGACATATTTGATAATTTTGATATTTACTAATTAGTGGCTACTACGACGATTTAATCATCCATCGCAATGTTATTCCGTAACCCTGTCTAAACCACGACAGATCGTCCCTTAAACTAACGCCTATACCTTAATTGAGATAGGCGTTTTTATTATGCCAAAAACAAACAAAATCACGTTTAACGTAAACGACTTACAACGGCAACACACAGGTCAACGGCGATGTTATGACAATGTTGGCTTGGCACGTCTTATCAATTCACCACAGGTTCAAGAGCGCGTCAGCAAAGGCGACTTAATCGGCTATTACGGCCATTGGCCGCGTAAAAAGTTTGGGATGCAGCCACAAGAGGGCGGCATGGATGGTAACAAACCTATCACCTTAAAACCCGCTATTCGCACTACATTTTTAGAAGCCGATAACAAAGGCAACCTCACACATCAAACCGAGTTTTTAGACACGCAAGAGGGCAAAGATGCCTATGATTTGTTTCAAAACAAAGTTGGTGGTTTCAGCGCGGCAATGACAACAGCTCCAAAGGGCGTAACAGAATTACCTGTCCGTTTTTATGGTTTTGATTATGTGCTTGAGCCTAATTTTAGCGGTAATCGTGGCTATACGATGGCATTTGATAGCGTCCCTAACGACCCACTGATTTTAGAGCGGTTCGACTCTATCAATGATGAGGGCGATACAGGCGAATTGATTCATGTGTTTGATAGCATTGAAGATGAAGTGTTGTATCAAAATCAGGTCATGGGCGACTTGTATCGTCGCTTGCAGGGAGATTATCGCCACGTTTTAGACAGTGCAGGCGCAATGGCAGGTGAGAAGGCGCACTTAGAGCAAACCATTCAAGAGATGCTCGATAAGCAAGCCAAGCAGGGTAAACGTAGCACACGAAGCCCTATTTTTATTGATGAGCAGAAAATAGCCCGTTTTGATGAGGCTCATTCGTTTATGACAGCAGATTTAGCCAGCCTTGATATGACGGATGATAACGATATTCGTGCCGAAAAATCCAAAATTGAACAGGCTAAACGCCGTTATGGGTATTGATTATGGCCGATTTATTTCTACCCGTGAAAATTGGCTTAGGCGAATACATGGGGCGGTTTAAGCAATCGTTTGCGGTTACTCATAACGACACGGACGCAGTACAAGAGTTTTCTACACGTCCTTTAGCCCGTAGCATTGTCTTTGCCCCGTCACGAATGGGAGACGCAATAGAAGAGATATTAAGTGCATGGCGAAAAAATACCAATGAAGACGGACAACCACAAAGTACCGCATTTTTACCCGTGATAGCGATAGCCGTTGCCCGTGACTATACGCCCGCATCGCCCAGTCAAGGCATGATGTTAGGGGATGCAATTGATATTAAAATCCCCAATTATCCCGACGAACGCAATCTAAAACTTGAGGTGATTCGTGGTCAATTACGGGTTCAAGTGGTGGTTATTGCAGCCGAAGATAGCAGCGCAAAAAGTCTTATGGCGCGGTTTTGTCATTTTGTGCGCCGTTACGATAATCGGGGTTTTGATGCTGTATATCGTTTGGCAGGTGTTGATGATGTTTGGTTTAACGAGTGGGATAGCCAAGATTTGTATCCGTCTTCGGTGTCTATTGCACAGACTAACCTTGCCATTCAAAAAGTAGATTTACTGTTAAATATCACGATTCCAATGGTCTATGGCGCGGCAGTTGGTCAACCTAATAGCGGTCTTGGTACTGGTACAAATAACGACCCCTTCGGCTTGCCTGTAGTCACGCAAATCAATGTATGGCAATCAAATATGCCTTACAAGGAGGTGACATGAGTGAGCCACTAAGAATCCGCACCATTGTGCAAGGTTATCAAGGCGATATGTTGTGTGTTTATGCAGCGATGGACGAAGCCAGTGGTTTTTTGCTAATCGACCGTGCCGAAAAGTTTGATGAACACATGGACTTTACGCCTGATTTAACCATCTTGACGAATGTCCCCTTGTTGCCGACTTGGACAATGTTTTTTAAGGAAGATCAGCTTAAACAGGCGATTGATGCGTACCACACTTTAGAAGGTAACGGCTTACTAGAAATTGAATCCAATATGCAGCGTTACAATCCTGTTGGTGCGATTCAAGTCAATGGTATGAAAGAAAGCGGTGTTGAGTACCGTTTTACTGAGTTAAATAATGGTCATGTTGGGATATTGATATGCGCCTTGTTTGCCGAAAAGCAGCGCAACATTCGAGCAAGTTTAGCAGCGCAAGTGGATATGCTGAATCCCCCGACTTCATTACCTTACGCACAACCGCGAGAGAGTTATGTGGTTAAGCCGATGAGTGTCGGCTACTTTTTTTAAGGTGAATCATTGTGTTGAATAATGTGCCGTTAGCTATTAGACGTTCGGTTAGGGCGGTGACGTTGAACCACCCAAACCGTATGACGTGTACCGTGTATCGTAAGGTGATTACCCGTACTGCGCCTGATACTTTAGGCGGATTGCCTACGTTGGGCGGTTTAGGCGTGCTAGAAGATGACGATGAAGCCGATTTTGAGTATCAGTCATTGGGTGATGGGGTTGTGGTGATGTTGCAGGTGTATCAGGGAGGCTTTAGAAGTGATGATAATTCGCTTTTAGATAATCCCAATACATCGCAACAAGAAACATTACTTGAACCGTTAATAGACGATGGCTTTACGCCTAAAAAGCATGACTTGGTGAGTATTGTTATAGGCGATGCGGTGTTGCCTTATGAGATTACCGATATTACGGGGACGGTCAACATTCCCCCATTTACGCAAAAGTACGTTTTACAGTTACGGGATGAGTTGGTTTATGTAACCCCCTAAAAACTCCCAAAAAAAACCATTTATCCTAGTCGTAACTTAAAAATCTTACGACTAGGTGTTTTGCTATGTCTTTACTCGCTCAAATTAACAATGCCGCGCACACTGGCGCATTTGGTCATAACCCACGCTCCGAACCCACACTTGCCCAATTAGCCGCAGGTAACTACAAAAAAGGCGTAGTGATGGTGAAAGGGTTAAGTATTACCATTGAAAATCCTGCTTACACCTATCGCAAAGGCATGGATAAAACGGGTCAACAATGGATGTGCTTAATGCAGGCACACTATGGCTATATTCAAGGACACAAAGGCAATGACGGCGATGATATGGATGTATTTATCGGTGTTGCCCCTGAAAACGACACGGTGTATATCGTCAATCAAAAAACAGCAGACGGCTATTTTGACGAACACAAAATCATGCTTGGCTTTCTGTCACAACAACAAGCCGTTGACACCTACCAACACTGTTTTGAACGTGGCTGGACAGGCTTAATGAGTGTTGTCCCTTGCACCATGACGCAATTCAAGTGGTGGTTAGCCAATGGCAATAAGTCACGGCCTGTCACCTTAGACCGCTTGCCCTACGCAGGATTAGAGCGTTTGGATAGTGTCAATTGGGGCGGCACGGATGGTTCAAACTTGTATAGCCATGACGGACAACTGCATAAACTGTTGTATCAAATTCGCCAATGCGATGACACGCACCAAGCCTTAGAACCATTGGCCTATCACGATATGATTGCAGAATTAGGCAATCAGGGCTTTATGTACGAAAACTACGATGCCTTAATCGTGGAGTACAACAAATTAGAGAAAAAAGCCAAGCAATTACTCATGGTGATGCAAGGCGCGGCTGATACCGTTAAACCTGTTGGCGTGACTGTAAGCAAGCCATTAACTAAGGGCGGTGTGGCCAATGTGGTCGCATGGTTTGAGATGGATGATGGTCAAGCAGTAGGTGTGTTTTTTCATAATCCTGATAAAACGCCTAAAAAGATTAACCCTACGGACGAGATGATTAGTTATAAGTGGGTGCTAAACAAAAAAGATATTACGATTGCCGTTGCGCCTGAACAGGGCAAAGACTTAGTTATTCGCACCGTGGCCAAGCGCATTATGCAGTTGGTTGAAAAGAACCATGACCGCTTTATTAAAGCGAATGGTGACAAGGCCGCACTGAACCAAGCAGAGCAAGACTTATCCGCTCAAGTGACAGAAAAGCAAGCGACTTTGAAAGGTTTGCAAGATGAGGTTGTTGCGTTGCAGGCTAAGAAGGCTGCTAATGTAGCGGTGGCTGGTGACAATCAAAACGATAAAGCATTTGTTAGTACATCGACTTTTGAGCGTGATGACGTTGATAAGAATAAGTACCGATTGATTGGTTCTGATGGCAGAGAGTATCAGGTGATTTGGAAAAGTGGCTCTACTTGGGCAATGATGACAGGTGAGACATTTAAAACGCTTGCGGAAGCTAAACAGGCAGCAATAGACCATGTGTTGGACCGCAGAAAAACAGAAAGAGAAGAGGCTGAAAGTCGTGCGAGTGCTACTCAAATTAAAGCAGCCGTTTCAAAACATTACAGTGAACAAATCACCGATACCTTAGTTTCCAATTACGGCTGGACTAAAGAAAAGCCTAGCGAAAGTGTTAAAAAATCGTTTAGTGGCATGGCAAGAGTTGGTGAAATGAGCGATGGCACACGCAATTTAACCGCCACTATTTTAGGTGGTGGTCGCTATATTGGTATTGAAGATGTGACAGCAGTTACAGGTGGTAGCCATATACCTGAAACAGAGTTGGATATGCGAGATTACATGGCTGATGTGGTAGGTGGTGCTAAGGCATTTAATGACTTAGTGGAGGCTTATGTTGCTAAACGGCGTGATGCCGTTAATCCCGTTTCGGTAGAACAAGAACGCCCCTCAAAATGGCGTACCAACCTCGCTAATGCCCGTGCTGTCGCCAAGTCTTTAGGTATTGAGACTAAGGGAAAAAAGTTGGAGCGGTTGATTAAAGACGTTGATATTTTTGATGATAACGAAGTCAAAAAAGAGTTATTGGTAGAGTTTAAAGGCTTGGCTAGTCGCTTGGTATTGCCAAAAGGTTATATTTTTGATTTGAGCAATGCAGAAAAGTCTATTGGCGACATTACGAGAAGTACGGCGGCATGGATTAGAAAACAGGGAAAAATTGACACCAATACAATCCGTGTTGAGTTAAGAACGATTCCCGATTCTAGTCAGGGCATTATCTTTAATAGCGTCCATATTTACGCAGATGACCCAAAAACGAAAAAAGTTTTTGATAAATTTAGTTATCAAAGATTTGGTGATATTGGCGCAAGCAGCCCTGAAACGCCAAAAGAGATTATTGCAAAGATGGAGCTTTTTTTGACTAAAGTCATATTCCCTGCCATTGAATATCAACAAGTATTAAATAGCACAACTCTTGATGTCGTAGATTTGCCGTCTTTAGGTGTTGCTACCATTACTTCAGTTGGTAGTGAAAATATCTATATTGAAAAAGACGGCAAGTATTACATTAGTAAGGTGGGCAATACCAAAGATTACGCATTAGGTGAGTGGGATTTTGCTAAATATCCTGAAGGCAAGCCAGCCGCGCCTATAACGCAGCCTGAACAAGCACCTGTAGTTCCTAAGATTACTCCTGCGTCTAATAAAAAGATGTACACACCTAAAGATATTTTGGATTCAGATTTAAGTATTGATGAAAAAATATCTGAGGCTGAAAAACTACTTGAGAGCAGTAAGTTAAATGCGGCAAAACAAAAAATCAAAATTGATGAGTCCAATAAATTTTATTTGTCTCATGCAAGAAATGCTGAGGCTGGCTATTTGTTTACTGACTTACCAAAAAATGCGTCTTTAGCATCTCTTGTTCATGCTGGAATTGGGCTTAATGTTGGGTTTATTGAGTATTTGAAAAACCTAAAAGAAAGCCCACCAAAAATAGCCGATACGCAAGCGCAAACAACACCTGATATTGGCGATACAGTGATTGGCGACACTACGTTATCCGATTTATTTAAGTCTGATATGGATAAAAAGCACAGTCATTCTGTTGAATTGCGCGTAGCTAGACAGTCAATTTTAGATGCCGAAGATGCTGCCGCAAACGCAATTCAATCAAACAGTATTGACGCATTTTCAAAATACGCTGATATGTTCCCAAAAACATATAACGCGCTATTAAACTGGATTAAGTCTTCTATGACGAACCCAGACCGCGACTACCTACAGTCGATTATTGACGGCAAAATCAGCGTAGAGTCAACATCTGACATTAAAGCGGTTCAATTTGAGCTAAAACGGATTGATGCAGAGCTTGAATCTAACCCAAATCCTGAGATTGATGAATTACTGGATCAGTCTTTTTCTTTAGTTAAAAGCGCGGCTAAAAAAGCCATGCTTGCAGCAGCATAGGAGCGCATTATATGAATCGCCGCGAACAAATGCGCTTAGTTGACGAAGGTATTGCTATTCTTGAACAGTTAAATTCAGGTGCAATGTCTCGCAAAGCAGAAATGTCAGCAGTTGACAGAATGCTTGAGATTGTTGAGTTAATTGGTGGTGGTAGTGCCAAGCCTGACATTAGCAGCGTCCCTCAAAACATAAAAGAAGCAGCTTTGGCTATACTCTTGTATGGCAAAGGCGTTAGTTCTGTATGGGGGCTTGCAGGTGATAAAATGGCGGATGCTCGGCAGAAGATTATGTCTCTTTTTGCTGGTTTTCAAGTAGCCAAAAGCAAGTCAGGTGTTAATGCTATTTTAGAGCAGATAAAAGACAACATTGGTGAGCATGATTTTAGTAGTGCGAGGGAATCATCTATTGAGGATAAAATTATTGATGCTTGGTTAATGTCAACGTCGCAAGGGATTGTTTTTGATGTTGGCGCATTCAAAAAAGGGAATCAACTCAACAGAGACGCTTCTGATTTTGGTAAACAAAAAGATAGTTATGGATTCTTAGGTTCATATATTGGCGTAGATAAGGCCAGTAAATTTTTAAAGTTCAGCACTGAACCAAAATGGGCTTTTGCGATTACAGAAAGTCAAAAAATAAAGATTGGATACACTGACGGGCAAGAAAATGTGTCTTGGGTGGATGGCGATTTTGATACGCTAGAGTCCGCTTACCAAGCACTGCAAAGCAATGAAGATTACCAAAATTTAATAAATACCAAAGACTTCACCCCATTGCTAAACAGCATTATCAACGGTGATGTAAACGTATTTGACGATAGCACCAAACTCACAGAGCTTGTAGGCGCGACGCAAGAAGTCGGTGGTGATGATATGCCAGAGGACAAAAAAGGCTTGTTTATTGAAGCAATCACAGCAGCAGGTATTCAACAGTTAGAAGGGTTGAGCTTTGAGCTTGTCGATTAGTTGACGTGTCAATTAGCCTTTTAATCTATCCACATTAAGCCATCTTTTAGAGTGTTATGTTATGCCTGTATTTTCGATCAATAAAACATTAGCGGCCATTCAATTATTAGCGCAATCAGGCACACAAGAAAACGCTGAAAGGGTGGCTGGGTTGATTGGCGTTCAATTAGTCGCTAAAAACGCTATCGTTGAATACACAACCAAAAAAGGCAAAGTGATTCGCGGCGTGGTGCGTACTGATTTAAGCTATGCCGAAGCTAAAGCCATTGATGAATTTACATTCAAAAAAGATGGTGGATGGTTTATACGGGAAAAGCATTTAGGTGGTACACAGGCGCAAGTACCGCCAACAAATGAAGCCCCACCAACAACTAGCACGCCAAACGACGAAAACAATGTTTCAAGCCCTGTTGCCGAAAACCCAAACAGCGAAAAGTTATCCCCCGTTGCAGGTATCACTCACGATAGCGAAAACTCGCCACGCTCCCCTTACGATAAATTAACCCCTGCATTTGCCGCCAAGCCGAACCAAGTAGCCGATATTGTCTATGAAGCCAAAGAAGCTAAAAAAATACTGATTGATACGCTTAAAAAAGCGTTCCCGTCTGTATTGTTTAGCGTTAAAAAATCATATCACGGGCGCAATGGTGACTACACCGTGTCATGGAGTGATGGCGCGTCTGAAACATTGGTTAAGCGTGTGTTATTGCATTTTGTCGGCTATCAAAAGGGTGAACTGGATGTATCAATGGACTTTCACCACTACGGTAAAGACCTGATAGCAAAAAATGACGAAGGCCAAACAGTCAGTTACGGCTTTAGAGAATTAGAAACCCATCGGAAAACATCATCAAAGCTATTAAAAGGCGTTTTGTCTCAGTTTTCTGAAGGTAAAGACGGCGAATATTCTGTTGCCATTAATAATGAAGTCTTTGAAAAGTATGGCTTTCGGTTAGGTAGTGGTCTATATAAAGTAGTAGATAGTGGCGACGAAGGCCAATTACTCACCAAAGACTATTATGGTAATTGGCACGGTGCGTCACATGATTTAATCGAACAATTTAGTACCGCTAAGTATAATTCACATACTACAGCAGCAAAAAACAGAGGTTCAAATGTTTCAAGCTCCAGCAACCCTTTGGAATCAGATAGCAACACAGGAAGCCGACCTGATACGCAATCCAGTATTGAAAACAGCAATGTTAATGAATCAGGCGAATCTGGACGTGTGGCTGGATCGTCAATCGACCGACCTAATGAGGGAGGAAGATTGCAGCGAGACAGTGGCGTTAGCGTACCAAAAAATGATGGTTCAGGTATCGGAGCGTCCAGCGATTCAATCGTTCTTAATGGATCAGGACAGCGTGGAGCTGGAGAGCGTGATAATGCCAGTGACGGCGGCGGAAGCGACAGCGTTAATGAGCCTAGATCACCTGTTGTCGCCAAGCGAGACGCAGCAGTTGTTCGAGCTACTACTAGAGATACAAGCACCAACGACCTAAAGCTAAAAGAGCAATTAGAAGCTGAAGGCGTAGCAACCAAGTGGGGTGATGCTGCAAACATTGACAAAGCATTGCCTTACCTGCTACCAGAGCAACGTGATGATGTCACCAAAGCTGAAAAGCACTTACTCGATGGCAATAAAAACGGGATGCTTTTCACTAACGGCACAGGCACGGGTAAAACATTTACAGGTTTAGGTGCGGTAAAACGCTTTGCCAATGCAGGTAAAAAGAATATTTTGATTGTGTCGATGAATGACAAAATCATTCGTGATTTTATTAAGTCGGCCTTGTCTTTGAATTTAGATATTCACCAATTAGACGGTGTAACGGATAACGGCAAAGACAAAATTGTCGCTACAACCTACGCTAACCTTTCTCAAAACCTTATGCTTGGCAAGCGCGATTGGGATTTGATTGTGGTTGATGAAGCCCATAATTTAATGCAGGGCGAAAAGGGAGAAAACACTAACGCCTTAGCCAAGTTACGCGCCTTATCAGGCCATCATTCGGGATTCCATGAGTGGGTAAAAATGCGTCATGCCGAAAAAGACCCTAAGCCTATTGGTGAAAACCCCGAAACAGGTAATCCTATTTATGACCAAGACGAAGTAAGCGCATGGGAGCAATTTAAAAAGCCACTACGCGAACAATGGCAAAAAACATGGGCAGAACAACCCAAAGGCCGTACAAAAGTTATCTTTTTAACAGCAACACCATTTAGCTACGTTAAAACTTTAGATTGGGCAGAGGGTTATTTGTTTGACTTTGTGCCACCAGCCAAAAAGTTTAACAATGACACCGAAGCAATGGGAGCAGCTTATAACTCAGGCAGCGAGTACGAACGCTTTTATATGTCAAATTTTGGCTATAAGATGCGTTATAACCGATTAACGCGCCCTGATAGTCGTGTTGATGTTGGTATTTTAGAGCGTAAGTTTGCCGAAAAACTAAAAACAGAGGGCGCAATGTCAGGCCGTGATTTATCCGTGCCGTTTGACTATGACCGTAAATTCGTTTTAGTGAATAGCGAAATAGGTAAAGAGATTGACGAGGGCTTTAAGTTTTTATGGGATACCAAAGACAAAGACGGCAAAAGCAAATACAGCGATTTATTGCGAGTTTTAAATAAGCGTTTTGACTATTTAGCACGATTGCAGTTACTTGAGGCTATCAAAGCTCAAGAAGCTATTGAACAAATCAAAAAACACATTGCATTAGGCCGTAAAGTGATTGTATTCCATGACTACAACGAAGGCGGCGGTAGCAATCCCTTTGTGTATGTGGGTGGCGCAACACAAAATGACGTAGGCGCGGTTGAATCACAATATGAAGATTTTAAAAGAGCAAGACCCGATTTAATTGCTTTAGATTTAGACTTAGATGCGCCTATTACTACGTTAAGACGTTCATTCCCTGATGCCTTACTTTACAACGGTAGAGTGGCCAAAGGGCAACGCAGCAAAAACGCAGACTTATTTAACACTGACAGCAACGGGCATAATGTATTGATTGCTCAATCAGATGCAGCCGCTACAGGTATTAGTTTTCACGACACCACAGGCGCACACCAGCGCGTAATTATCAATATCGGTATGCCTGCCAAACCTGCCAAGCTACGCCAAACCGAAGGCCGTATTTATCGTGTTGGCCAAGCCTCAAATGCTATTCAACGCTACTTAACCACGGGTACAGATTGGGAGCGTAGCGCGTTTGCCCAAAAGATTGCTGAACGTGCGGAAACGGTCGATAACCTTGCTCAAGGCGAGTCAGCCGTGGTGAGTATTAAAGATGCTTTAGTGCGTGCCTATGAGTCAGCAGAGCATTTTGACCCGTCACCCGATGATGGTATAGGCGGCAAGGCGTATGACGAAGAAAACTCTCGCATTAATGCCTTATCACCCTTTGACCGCGCTAAAACTGATTATTGGGTCAAGCAAAAAGTGACTGCAAAACGTCAAGACCGCGAGGGCAAAGAATGGTATGCCACGCCTGAGCCTGTTGGCTTGTTTATGGTTAATTTGGCAGGGGCGCATAGCGGCGATGATATTTTAGAGCCTAGTGCGGGTGATGGTGCGATTGGCCGTTATATGCCAAGCGATGCAAGTGTGACGTTTATTGAGCCAAGCGAATCATTGGCTAGTCGTGCGCGTATGAATAACACCAATGCCAACGTGATTGTTGATAGCTTTGAGAGTCATGGGTCAAACAACAAATACGATGCTATTGTGATGAATCCGCCCTTTGGCAATGGCGGCGCAATCGCTATTAAACACCTAGTAAAATCCTTTGAGCATTTGCGCGAAGGTGGGCGTGTTGTTGCGTTATTGCCTGTTGGCAAAATGGATGAATTGATTGCGAAATATCAAGACAATGGTTATTTCAAAGATATTTACACGGTAGCAGAATTTACATTACCAAGCTCCACCTTTGAAAATGCAGGGACTCGCGTTAATACTAAGATTCATGTTTTTGAGAAGCATGAATCAAAACAAGATGCGCCTCAAGGCATTATTGTCAAAGACTTATCGCATTATGACGATATTAGCGGCCTTTTTGATGCGATTGAAAATATCAGTATCAAACCACGGAAGCCGCGTCTTGATGAAGCATTGGCAGAATATGGTCTTGAGGTTTACCCTAACAATAGCAAGTATGTTGTGAGTGGCGAAGGCTTAAAGCGTATAGATATTACTGCAAGATTATTTACCCCTTATGACAAAAAAAATAGTGACGGTGATTATGTTGAAAAATATAACCGTAGCAGGGCTTTTTTAAGATGGCTTAAAGAGGCAGAAATTCCAACAATGGCGCAATTTAATCAAGGATTAAGTGCAAATAATTTGCCGATTAGGTATCAAGACGTTAGAGGCCGCAGACACAATACTTGGGACGGTGTAGGCGATAAACCGTATTGGCTAGAACAATCAATGCGATATGGTGCGAGCCTAGAAGATTTTGCCGTAGAAAAGCCTCAATACGACTCATTGAATGGCAATACATCCCTCATGGATACCTTAGCCTTAATCACCAGCCTATCCAAAAAGAAAGATGAGGCCGTGGCGCAACAATTGGCAGATGCTATTGGGGTTAGGATTAAGAAACCTAGTCCTACAGACTTCACCCTATCAACCTACACCGAGGCTGACCTACGCGCACAAGAGGCCGTATTAAAAGCAGCCGAAGCCAAACGCCAAGCCGATGAAAAGGCCGCCAAAGACAAGGCGATTGCTGATAAGCAGGTAGGTGATTTTAGATTGTCTGGTAGCTCGATGCCGTCCGATGTTGCAGCCAGTTATGGGCAAAATGATATGTTTGTCCAGACAAGAGGGCGGCAGGTTGAAAAGCCATTGCCTTTAAAGGATGCGGACAAGCTAAAAGCTGGAGAAATATCAGTTAATGATTTTATTTCTGCAAATGGCTTAGACCCAGACAGTTATGATTTTATGTCTGTTGGCGAAACGCAAGAAAAAACAAAGTATCAGGTTTTGATAAATGAGATGCTTGGCGTTGTCGAAAAGCATATTGCAGATGCTGAGAAAAAATTCACAAGTACCCCCGAACAAAGAAAGCAGAAAGCTAATGCTTTAAGCACTTGGAGTGGCGCAAGTGATGCTATTAAACTTATAGCGAAAAACTATGAGAACCCATTTTTAACTACGCTTGCAGCTAGAAGAAACATACCCGCTTCACTAAAAACCAGTTTTGAAAAAAAGTTTTCAAGTCTTAGTGATAGCGAGAAGTATATGCAACGGGAGGAACAAGCAAAATTATCAGCTATTCACCGAGCAAACAGGGCTATTGAATGGGTATTGAAAGAAAATAAAAAAACTATGCAGCAATACGACGACATAGGCGGCTTCACTTTCCCCCCTGCTATCGCCCTAAACGATACCCTAAATGCAATCGTGGCCTTAGCCAAAAACAACAGCCAAGCCAATGCTGATAAATTGGCAAAACTGCTAGGCGTTAAACTTGCACCTAAGCAAGAACTAGATATGTTTGGCGACCCCATACAAAATAATGGCTTTGACCTGTTTGGTGAACCTATTCAAGATGGTGATGATTCGCCCGTTGAAGAATTACCACGGTTAGCGGTCGTTGAGTTGCCCTTAAACAAATTAAGGTTGTCCGAAGATGTGCCACAGTTTAAAAGTGGCGTAGAAGATAGCGAGACGGGGGTGGTCGAAGCACTTGGCGGCAAGTTTGACCGTACAGGCGTAGCACCTATCCAAGTATGGGAGCGTGCGGACGGACGTTTAGAGATTATCTCAGGCCGTCACCGTACCGACTTGGCGCGGCGTAGTGGTGAAAAGACGATTCCAGCCCAAGTACACAAAGAGTCAGAAGGCTTTACCGCTAAACAAGCGATGATGCTCGATGCAGAGTTAAATATCCGCGATGGACAAGGCAAAGTTAAAGATTATGTAGATTACTTTAGCCACAGTGAAATTAGCGAAGCCGAAGCCGACAAACGCGGGTTATTGGCGCGTAGCATTGGTCAAAGAGCATTTACCATTGCCAGCAAAGGTAGCGAAGAGCTAAAAACTTTACACCGTAACGAGATTATTAGTGACAAAGCGGCGGCTGATGTTGCTACGCTTGCACCTAATAATTCCGCCATGCAAGCAGTAGGCTTGCGTGTGTTGCAAGAGCATAAGCCCTTAAACAATGCGCTTAACACCATTCGTGCAGTAATGGCGTTGACCCGTGAAAAAGGCCAAGAACCTGACACCTTCGACTTGTTTGGCTTTGATGACAGCGCACTAAAAGAAGCCGAAGCAATGGCGCGTATTGCAAGCCGCAAACAGCGACAAATAGCCGAACAATTAACCGCCATTAAAGGCGCAGTTAAAAATCCTAAATTGGCGGCAAAGCATGGTGTGATTGTGGAAAACGAAGCGGACGCAATAGCTAAAGTCCAAACCATGACCGCACAAAAGGCGCGTTGGGATAATTGGTCTAGTCATGCCGATTTATTGGCAGAAGTGCGGAGCGAGTTAAATAACAAGCTAGACACGGTTGAATTAGATGAAGATGATTATTACTGGTTATGCCAAGAGGAGTTGGACTTAATCGCTGCTTAACCTGCCATTGTCACTAGCCCACCCTAAAAAGTGGGCTTTTTCATTTCTATGCAAATCATGTAACCCTCAAAAAAACACCCTTTTTAATGTGCCAGCATAACGCTATCCAAAACGGGATTTCGTTTTTAACAGATAGAGGGTATCAGTTATGCCACGCATTTACGCAAGCAAAGCAACCGCCGAAATCGGTAATTATTTCGATGCAGCACAAGCACGATTAAAAGATGGTGTAAAAAGCAATAAAGATGTATTTGATTCAGTACAACAAGACAACACCGTTGTCACGCCAAAAGCATTAGATGATTTGTACGGCAAATTAGGTGAAGGCTTTCATCAAGATGTGTTTGATTCTGTCATTCACGGCATGAATGTTTACCGCAATGAACATGGTTGTGATGCTCCTGCCGATATTATCCAGCAAGCCCTACACAATGCCACGACCTCCCAAATGGCACTGAAAGACCTTAAAATCCGTCTTGATTCCGCATCTGAGTCACACATGGATTCTTATTCGTTGCAGCCTAATCGCGCCATTGTGTCCATTATGGCCGCATTTGCCGAAACACTGCCATTTGCAGGCTATTTCCCTGCTGATATTCAATCCAATGAAGCACGCAGCCTTATTTTGAATAATCGTGCCAAGACAGGATGGGGTGGCTATACCGTGAATGGTTCTGTTGACGGTACATCTAACGGTAATCCGTATGTGATGCCTAACCGTTTAGTGGAACTGACAACCGCTAACCAAACAGCCTACGCAGGTACAGCACGCGCTCAATATGTATCGGGTAGCCGTACCGTGATGGATGGTGCAAGCGCAGGTTTAACCCTTGTTGCAGGTCGTACCCTCATTTTAGTGAATGGCTTTAATGCGGCCAATGATAGTCGTAATGGCAGCTTAGGCGGTACAACCTCTATTAGCGGCATGATTTTAATTGGCGCAACTAATCACGCTGTAAGCGGTACAGTCAATAACGACACAGGCGCAATTGCCATTACCTTTGCCCCTGCATTGCCAAATAATACCGAAGTGGTTGCCGAAGTCGTTGTTGACTACGAACGTAGCCCGTCTTCTATCCCGTCTTTTGGTTTTGAAACTGAAGCCTATAGTTATTTTGCGTCAGGCTACCGCGCATTGACTGAATTAACTATCGACACACAAGGCCAAGTGCGTAACGAAATGAATTTAGACCCAGCGTCTAATAGCTTGTTTAGTTTGCGTACCCAAATCACTAACGAACAGCATTACCACGCCTTGCAGTTAGGCTTAATGATTTCTGCTAACAACCGTTTAGTGCATGATTTTAACCTTGCCGCGCAATTTGCAGCTAAAAATGTTTCTGAAATTTTTGGTGATGTTGAGCAAACCTTGTTTGTGCTTGACCAACAAATGATTAACGATACTTTAGATCATGGTATTACTCATATCTATGTTGGTGAACAGTTAGGCGGCATTATTGCAGGGTTGCCTTCTACGATGTTTGAAAAATCAGGCGTGCCAAGCCGTGCAGGTATCTATCGTATTGGTCGTTTGTTCAACAAGTACGAAGTGTATTACACGCCTAAAATCGTCACGGGTGACAAAGCCTTAGGTACAGCAACAATGTTGTGTGTTGGCCGTTCAAACGATGTTGGCCGTAGCCCAATTGTCATGGGTGATTCTGTTGCACCTACGTTTATTCCATTAGCAACAAACTCTGACCTGATTATGAAGCAAGCGTATTACCAACGCAGTTTCTTGCAACTTAATAAACACATGGCGAGCGCGAAAGGCTTTGCCCGTGTTGAATTTATCAACTTGCCAATGCTTTAAGGCGGAGTGAGTAATGGCTGCTGTCAAAAAGAAAAGCCCTGTTTTGGTCAAGTCAACTTCTCAAGTGGAGGCGACTTGGCCGCGTGAGGTGGTAGTCAAGAACAACACGCCGTTTCAGTTTGTTGAAAAGGTGAAAAGCGTCATTTTGACAGCCCATAGTGAACAAACGGTAATGGTATCAGAGTCTGAATTATTGCGAATCAAGCACAATTTTATGCAGTTAAACCTGTTGAATAACTGGAATGACGGCTTAACAGTGGTTGATTCTGTAGGAGAAAATCATGGCGATGTTTGAACGTCAAATAGGTGAACAGTCGGGGATTCAATTAAACCCCACGGTTGACCGCACAGATGGGGTAGCAGGTTTGGGAGACCAAACTGCCGCAATTGTCGGTAGTTTTAGTCGAGGCCGCATTGATAAGCCTTTTTGGGTGGATAGCCAAACATTAAGGGCAAAATTAGGTGCGCCAGTATCGTTAAATAAGTCTTTATTGAATGAAGCGTATTTGCACATTTATGAAGCCTTGCAAAATGGCGCACAACAAGTCTTAGTCAGTCGCTTAGTGCGTGAAACAGTGACAAATGACTATATTGTGATTCAAGTGGATGCGGCGGCGAGTCAGGTAAAAGACGAAAACGGCGTAAACATTTTAGACAGCTTAGGCGCAACAATTACCGTGAATAACACGGCGATTATCAGCACTAATGCCAGTCTTACAGGCTTTACAGGTGAGTTAGCGATTGCCTTTAAGTTGCTAGACGGCATTAACGAAGGTTTTACCGTTCGCGCTAATTTTGATGTTTACGACGATGTGGATGCTTACGGCGTAGGCAATGTTCTTAATCCAAAATCGTTACGCATTACGATTGAGATTTTAGACAAAGCCAGTCTGCAAGTGCTTTATCGTGCCGTAGGCGCGGTGCATCCTGATTCAGTCGATGAATTTAGCCAAACTCGTTATATCGGTGACTTAGCCAGTGATGTGTTTGTCTTTACCGCAGGTAATTTAGCGGACGCTACTTATCAAGAAGCCGTAGAAGATAGCACAATGGGCGTTTTGGCAGACGGTACACGCTTGTTTATTCGTCAAGCCGTTGACCCGTTTGACCATATCAACACGACCTACACTAATAGCGAATTAGATACGGCTATCAATGCCTTGCGTTATACCAATGAAGATTTTGGCTATATCATGGGGGGTGGTACGCAATCAGAACCGCTATTAACACGCCTCATTGCCTTGTCTTACAACACTGAAACGCTATTAGCGATTGATGTGCCAAGCGACAAAACAGAAGAAGAAGCGATTACATGGGTAACAGCCCTTAACGTCGATAACTTCTTGATTAGTTGTTACTGGACACCGTTAAAATGCACCGAAGTATTGAACGGCGGCAAGCAGTCATGGGGCAGTAGTGGCGCACAAATTGGCCTACGTTGTAACCGCAATGCACGGATTAACAGCTTAGGCTTTGCCCCTAAAAACAATCCGATTGCAGGTAAAGATTGGCCGTTACCGCGTAGTGGTATCACGCAATTACGCACGCCAACAGCAAACCAATTAAGCGCATTGGCTAAGGCCAAAATCAATCCTGTGATTTTGGATAAGTTTAGTGATGGTAGTCGTTATACCTTCCGTGACTCACTGACAATGGCACGCACGTTAATCAGCAAGAAAAAACTGATTAGTGTCGCTGAAATGTCAGCACACTTAAATCAAATGGTTGTTCGTATTGGCAAAGACCATATTCAAAAAGGCATGACCGTGGCTATTGCCCGTTGTCGCGCACAAATTGAACGCCTCTGCCAAAATGCCGAAGCAAGCGGATGGTTAGTGCCAAGTCGTGACCCGCAAATGCTAGGCTTAACCTATACGCTTGAATTAAAGCCCAATGAAGCACATCCGAACGACTGGTTAGATATTCGTTTTGCCGTGTCATTTGACGGTGTTGCTCGTGTCGTTATTATTGAACAAACCATTACCTAAGAGGGGTATATAACATGAGTTTACAAGATATGTTGGCAGGTCGTTTATATACGCCTCAACAAGTGAAAGAGATTACCGAAGGCAAAAAGCCACTAAAAAACCGTTTAGACGGGGCGGATAGTGGCAAAGAAATGAATATGACCATTGAAAAAATGGTTGCTATCGCTGCAATGGCCGACATTCGCACCAAAGCGGCTCATGCCGTGCAAGTGTGGGCTGAAACCGACGATTTAGACAATGACGAATCGTTGTATGACCGCTTAGACGTGTTGGTATCTTCTATTGCCGATGGTGGTATTGATTTAGACGATGACCCTGCAACCGATGACCGCGATGACGTGTATATGGTAGCCATGCAAGCCGCCAGTGATTACATGAGTGCGTTAGGTGCGGATGATAGCGACTTAGAGACCTTGTTTAATAGCAAAGATGATGATGCGCGTGATGAAGCTGCTAATCGTTTACTTGAGTTTTTAATGCAAGCTCTAGGCGATGATGAAGATGTAGCCGAAGAAGCGGTACAAGACTTTGCGTTTGATGCTGATAGCGAAAGCAATATGTTTGATGCCGTGCCAACAGGTTCGCATAAAACAGTTTTTGCGGTGCGTGGCGGTAAAAAAGTAATTTTGCGTAAGCGTGTTGGTGCAAAACTTAAACGTACACCAAAACAAAAAGCAGCATTGATGAAAGCGCAAATGAAAGCGCATAAACCAGCCGCTATTAAACGCCGCGTTAAGTCTATTAAGATAGGTCACAAATTGGGTATTTATCGCGCAAATAAAGGCAAGTTTAACGGCTAAGTTGTGCTTGATGCTCTTAAAAAGGCTGCCAAGTGCAGCTTTTTTTAATGCTTTTGAAAGATGTAACCCTCAAAAAAGTGCTTATTTTTTTGCCATACGATAGAACGGCAGGCTAGGCCGTACACCGAAACAAGAAACGTATTCACACCGTCCGTTTCTTTGCCTGTTTCTATTTTTGACGGTTGGTGTGCAAAATGAATAATCAAATATCTTTTTTAAATGTTGTGCTTGGTAATGAGCAACAGCTTGGTGTTAATGCGCGTGATGTTCACGCTGCGCTTGAAGTGAAGTCTGAATTTTCACACTGGATTAACAGACGTATCAAACAATGTAAATTTGAAGAAAATTTTGACTATATCCTTATCGTCAAAAAAGACGAGCAGGTATCAGGCACAAAATATCTTAATGAATACATTATCTCATTAGATATGGCGAAGCATTTAGGCATGATGGAGCGAAACGAAAAAGGCCACGAAATGCGAAAATACTTTATTGAGCAAGAAAAAATCGCTCGAAGCGCAAGTCATAGTTTACAAATTGAAATCGGCAAGGCAATACAGCAGATTCAACACATTACCGAAGCATTATCTAACTCAGCCCGTTTTTTGTGCGTTGTTGGCAAACAGACCAAACCTAAAATGCTTAAAGAATTAGATAGCATGATGCAAAAAATGCAGCCTTGTCTTAACTTTGATTAACCTAATCAGCCCCTTAATTGGGGCTTTTACTATCCGTAACCTCTCAAAAAACACCCTTAAAAATCATTCACAATAACCGCTATTAGTTTACGTTTTGAGTGATAACCCCATGAATAGCCCTTTATTGTTTGATATTAAAAACTTGTCCACCGAAGCCGAGAGCATGAAACGCTTAATTGATATGTTTTTGATGCTTGGTGAAACCTTAGTAAACCATGACGTAGAGAAAACCTTAAAACGTAGTGCTGGCATTACCTATAAAAACGTAGATTTAACTTTTGCCGATAGTCAAACAGTAACTTTTTCTATCAAAAATACTGGCGATATTTGGCAAGTTAAAGTGAATAACAAATTAACGCCTTTACGCAATCAAGACGCGCATAAACCCGAAGCGGTGGTGCAAGAAATCGCGCAAAAAATCAAAGCAGGGCGCACGGCTTACCAAAAAGCACAAGCTGCTAAAACCAAAGCCGATGAGGTAGTGCAATCCGTTAAACAGGCAGGGCTTAAAAATACCCAAAAGATGCGAGTGGCGGCATTGCAAGAACAGGTTGTTGCGTTGCAGGATGCGATTGTGGAAACGCAAAAATTGAAAGAAGAACTTGAGTCGGAGTTGGGAAAGTAGGGGCTGTGACGGCCAACCATTCAACGAGGATAACTAAATGGGCGAACTACTCACGAGCGACTGGGGTGCAGACGGCCTAAGCAAGCACCTGATTGCTAAAATTTACCCTGTTAAGAAAAAAGAAGGTAGCGGTGAATATATTTACTCAGACGCAGATGTAATGGTGGCCGCTCCTTTGACGGACGGCAATATAGACATCACGTTGAACTGGCAAAGTGCGTTTGAAAATACAGGTACAGACTCTAAATTACCTGCCATTAGTCAGTTATTACAAAGTGGTCAAGCGGAGGTGATGCTTAATTTGTTTTCACAGTTTATTCCCAAAGACCAACAGGGCGCATTAGGCGATCTACTAAGAGCAGCATCTAAAAAAGCCAGTGATTTAGCAAAACAAGCCAGCGCATTAACAGGACAAACAGGCATTACTAAGCTGAATAGCCTACAAGTATTTTCGGGTTTGCCACCGATTAAAATACCGATTACGATGTATTTTAGAGCGTGGGCAGACCCCAAAAAAGAAGTAGAAAACCCTATCAATCAATTGTTTTCGTGGGCATTACCGCAAAAATTAGCCGATAGCGTGGGTGAAAATGTAGTGAAAAATGCACAAGAGCAAGGCTTTAATTTGGAGTTGTTGTTTCCCTCTGATATTCCTCGTTTAGTCGCCTTAGAATATGGTGGCCGCACGTATAATCCATTGGTGATTGAGAGTATTGGTCATCCGTTGGTCTTGCCACGTTCTAAAGATGGGGCGATGTTAAGTGCTTCGGTGCAATTAACCTTAGCGACATTGACGGCTTGGGGTAAAGACGATTATGCGCGTAGTTTGGGGGCAACGGCTTATTAAAAGGACGCGAAAAAATCAAGGTAAGAACCCTGTAACCCTCCCCAAATCCCCCTAAAAACTCCCTCACAATAAACACATCTTATTAGGTGCGTTTCTCATGCTGTTAATCCCACAAGTACAATTACCACATATCAATTTTGATATGCGAGAGCTAACCATTGGCGAAGCGATAGGTTTAGTTAAACTCAATCCTAGCGCACATGAACATACAATAAGTCAATTTTTAACGTGTGTTTTAACAGGCAATGGCCGCGCCTTAACCGTGCAAGAACGGTATTTGTTGGTAGCGCAATACATATCTGCAACGTGTCAAGGCGAGTCAGATTTCCCGATAGGGGATACCGCTAAGTATTCTGATTATCTACGCATGAATCACTCGTTAAGCCTTGAGCCTATTGCATTAGGCTTTGATGAAAACTGGCAATTAAACCCGTTGTATGGCTGGCAAGCCGAAGCCTTAGAAGACCTTTGTCACAGTTGGCAAGATTGGATTTTTGGTTGCATGGCCGCGCAATTGGTCAAAGCCGATGATAGCGATTTACCCACCATAGAAACGCCTGTTGCTGCTTATCAGTCATGGTTAAAAGAACGGATCACCATTTTCAAAGCCTATCCCGAACGTGACTTTGCCGAACTGTATCACGCCTTTTTAATCGGCTTTGGGCAGTTTAACTTTTACTTTGATTTAGGTTTTGATAACGAAGGCTTAGTGTGCTTGCACAAGGAGGGACAAGGTTTTGCACCTGCCCGATTTCAAGTATCCGACTGTCTCACTGCAACAGCAATCAGTTTTGGTCGATAGTTGGGTGAGTGCGGCCTTGTCGTTATCGAATAGCTCAGGACTTGTAACCCTATCCTATAACGAGGCTTTGAGTATGGCATTATCTGATTTAAGCGATATTTTCGAGAGTCAGGGCTTTAAGCAGTTGCAGAAGGCAAAAGAGGCCGAAAATCAATTATTGATTGCCCCTTTAGAGCGACTCAACGAAGTGATTCGAGGTTTAAATAATTTAGGCAAGGCATTAAGCCACCGATAGAGAGAGAGTTAATCATGGCTACATCACGCAACAATGTTCACAACATCGCCATTGCACCCACAACCGCAATCGCTACATCTGACGTATTTGAATTACGCGCTAGTGGCAGTATGCAAAATCCTGTTAATTATTCGCTGATTAGTAGTCCGCTTGGCGCAGGTGAAGAAGTGGCTGTTGAGATTTGGAATGAAGCAGACCAAGCGTTTCAACCGTTTAATCGTGAGGGTGCAGCCGTCAAATTAACCCAAAACAATGACTGGCTTGCGTTTGATAGCCTTAGCTTGCGTGTCCGTTTTGTTAAAACTGTTACCGCGTTACCTGTTGGCGTGGCGTTAATTAATCCACGCGGCATTGTTTAATTTAACGAGAGAAAGGGAGAAGTGTCATGCCTTTAATCGTCGAAAATGTGCAATTACACGGTACGCGCAAGGCAATTATCCCTGCCACGACTGCAATTGTGACCAGTGAAGCGGTAGAAATACGTGATTTAGTCAATTATACGTTTACCAGTTCCACATTGGGCGCAGGTGAAGAAATCGCACTAGAAATTTACGATTTTAGTTTGCCTGTCCCCAATTGGCAGCCGTATATGTTGAATGGTGGCCGCGTCAAGTTGGCGAAAGATTACGAACAATTGCAGTTATCCGCATCTTCTATTTTAGTTCGTTTTGTGAAAACAGCGACAGCCGCACCTGTTGGCTTGATTATGTCGCATCGTTAAGGAGAACCTGCATGGATATTAAAAAACTGCAAAGCATTTGCATAACCGCCGCAGGTAAAAAACGATGCGAAGTGTTTGCGCCGTTGTTAGTTGAGTTAATGCCAAAATGGGGCATAACCACCCCTCAGCGTGAGGCAATGTTTATTGCACAGGTAATGCACGAATCAGGCGAATTTCGGTACTTGGCAGAGCTAGGCGGTGACAAATACCTCGCTTATTTAGACACGGGAAAAGTCGCTAAACGACTTGGCAATACCCCCGAAGCAGACGGCGATGGACAGTTTTACAAAGGGCGAGGATTGATTCAAATTACAGGGAAAGATAATTATCGAAAATGCGGACAAGGGCTTGAATTACCGCTACTTAAAAGCCCTGAATTATTAGAGATGCCCCGTCATGCCGTTGCCAGTGCGTGTTGGTTTTGGCAATCGCACAACTTAAATAAACACGCCGACATTAACGCAATAACCGCTTGTTCAATTGCGATCAATGGTGGCTCAAACGGCTTAGATGAACGTCGAGCTTATTGGAAACAAGCCAAACTCGCCTTGGGGATTGCGTAATGTCCGAAAAAATCCCATTTTTTACCACAATAGCGGACTTATTGACTTACGCATGGGTGTTTGGTTTAGCCATGCTTGGTGGGGCTGCTAGTTTTGTGCGGAGGGTGCGTAATGGTGAGGCCAAGTATTACAACATCATTGGATTGATTGGCGAATTGGTTGTGAGTGCGTTTTCAGGATTGGTCACTTTCTTTTTATGCCGTAGTGCAGGTTTTGATGAGATGCTAACGGCTGCATTTATTGCGATAAGTGGTCACATGGGGACGCGCATTATTTTTATGTTTGAGGCGTATCTTGTAAAAAAAATCGGTTTAAATGTTCAAACAGATAGCAAAATTGAGGATTCTAAAAATGGCGATTAGTGGATTTCCAAAATTCAAGCAATATACTGAAGCGCAAATGCCGTTAGCGACTGCTGTTTCTGTTGGCACTGAGGTTTTTAACACAACATATCAAGTCAAGATGCGGTCAAACGGGACGGATTGGGAATGGCTTGGCGTTGGCAAAAGCACCTGGGCAAATAAACCTGCTATTGCTCCAAGTGGTCAAATTATCTGTATTACGGATATTGGCGAAAACGGCATCTTGTGTCGAGGTAACGGTACTAAATGGGTGCGTATACATTCAATCGGATACTATGATTTAGACGCTACGGTCACATTGAATGGTAC